TGGTTACTTGATAATGGAATTATTGAGAAAGGTAACTTTAATAAATTAGGTTTTGATAGGACGGGATGGTATCGTCCAACGTATCAAAATGATACTATGGTGGTATCAAAATGTACTAATGTAAGGGATCAAAATGATACTATGGAAAGTATCAGATTGGTACCAACAATACCTGATAGTCCCTTTAAATCAATAGATAGTCCACTCCATGATAGTCCCTATAAATCCTTTGAATATATTAGTACATTCAAATTTGATTTATTAAATGAAGAAGAAAGAAACCAGTATTTAAAAAATAAATTTAATCACGAAAAACAATTATAAAATGAACAAAACAACAGTAGTAAAAGCAGAACCAGAAATTGACTGGTATATTTATCAATTAATTAATCATCCAAATTTTAAACTAGAATTATTACTAGAATTGTATAACGAATTAAAAAATAATGAAAATGAATAAAGAAGCACAATGGAATTGGAGAAATGGCGAGCTATCGTTGAAGGAATATTATAATCTATCCTCAACCGAAAGGAAAGCATACGTAGCAGCAATTCTAGAATTAGAACAATCTCAACGAAGCAGCACAGATAATATTATACTGTTATATTCTAAAACAAAAGAAAAACAGGTAAATTTCTTTGAATTATAAATAATTTTACATATATTTTAATATAACGGTTACATTAGTAACGGTTTATCCCAGCACCAGGTTAGCTTCCATTTTCCTGCGATGCTGGGATTTTCGTTAAAACGCAGATATTTATAATGAAAGTATGTACAATTTGTAAAATAGATAAGGATGAAAACCAATATGAAAAATACTGGCACTCAACGCAGAAAAAGAATAGAATCAGATTACAATGTACAGAATGTTTTTATAAACAGAAAAACGAAAGAAGACGTTTAAAACGAAAAGAAGTTAAATTGATACAAGTATCCATACGACCAGAGATAATTCAACCAGTGCAACCAGAATTGCAACCAGACCTATCTAGTGATAATAACTACAAACAATGTAGAACTTGTCAACAATTTAAATTTAAAACAGAATATTATTCCTACAGTAAAACAGGTAAAAAATCATTTTTAGATTGCAGGATTTGTGTTAATAAAAAAGAAGTTGATAGGGCAAGAAAGGATAGAATAGAATATCTTGAAGAAAATGGTGGTAGTTTGTACCGCAAAGAAAATCCTGGTGAATGGGTAGATGATTATCAAAAGCAAGCAACATACAATATTCTCAAAGCAATTGGATGGAAACTCAACGAAGATAATGGTATTTGGTGGAAGGATGGAATTAAAACCAGTGACGGAGTATTTATTAATATTAAAACTAAACCATCATCATTTAAAAATTATCCAAAAGTAATTAATACATTCCAAAAAAAGAAAATTTTTGATAAAGCAGTTGAATTAAGAAAGCAAGGTAAATCATATAAAGATATTAGTAATGAAGTTGGTTTATCTGATACAACAATACTTAACTGGTTAAATTACAAAGAATGAAAATGTTAAGAGTTGGTGAGTTAGAAATACCTGCAGACTATTTTTCTTTACCTAAAGATGATAAGGATATAATATGTAATTCAATATTGGAAGCAATACTATACCTTTTAGAGAAACACGTTGACGAAGAAATAATAAGCAGAAAGGTAATGTTAAAAAGAATTATTGAATCTAGCATAATAACAAATGAGATGGAAGAAAATTACGAAGTAGCTGGAGTCTTGTTTGACATACAAAAACTAATAGATGCGTAAAGAAATTGAGAGTTACCTAACAAGGGAATATTATCAGTTATTAAAGATAGCTAAAAAACTAACCAAGGGTGACCAATTATCTCAAGATTTACTACATGAAGTAATTATCCAACTATATGACAAGAATGATATTGTTCTTAAATCATATGACGACAACTCAATAAAGTATTATATAACCGCAGTGATGCGTATCAATTACTATTCAAAAACCAGTCCATTCTTCTATAGGATAAAGCGTGAAAGAACATTGATGACCGTTGACGTTACAACTTGTTGGGATATGTCATACGAACAGGAATCATTTGAAACAGAGGAGTTATACCAATTATTGGAAGAGGAGTATTGTGAATTGAATTGGTTTAAAAAATCATTATTGGATATGTACCTAACCTTAAACTCATCCATGAAGGCGGTGTCAAGGAAAACAAATATACCCATTCAGAGCATTTCTCGTTATATTAAGGAGACAAGATTGGAAGTTAAAACAAACATCATTAATAAATTAAACAATTAAATATGGATAGATTAATTAAAGGAACAATTGCAACGGAGCACCCTCAAGAGCATTGGGGATTTTTAAACGTACAAGGTAAAACAGTATTAGACTTAGGATGTGGAATCAATTCAGAACACACACCAACACCTTGGCATTTCTTACAGGATATGAAAGCTAAGCACGTGGTAGGTATTGACAGCAATCCACAATCATATGATTGGTTCATTAAAAACTTCAAGGTAAAGAACTTCCTACCTATTATGGATATGATAGATAGGATTGAGAAGTTTGAACTATATCTTGGTTACTATAAACCTGAGGTAGTTAAGATGGACATTGAGGGTAGTGAGATACTTATCAATGCATTAGACTCATCTTATTTAGAATCAGTCCAACAAATAGGAATAGAGTATCATAACTTATCTTGTTTAATATCTTGTGAACATAAACTAATAGAAGCAGGTTTCAAGTTGGAGTATTATAAGTTTGAACATTTGGATGTAGATTATCAGGGAGTACTTCACGGATACAAACCATTTGAACCTTTAAAATTAAATAAGATTTAAGATGGGTTGCAATTGTAAAAAACCACCAGAGATTATATTACCTGTGGTAACACCACCAATAGTAGAATTACCAAAAGAAGAAATAGATTGGTATAATAACATAGATACGATAGAACCAATAATGGACAAAGTCGGAACTAAAACACAGACAAACACGGAAGTATGAATAGAAGAGAAAGAAGATGGACAGAAAAGAATCAAGAAAAATTGATTAAGAAAATCCAAAGGGATACATTAAAACAATTAAATAAGGATTATCCAACAGATGAGGATAAGAAGGCGTATATAGAGAAATTAAAAAAAGAATTGGAAATGAATATAGAACCTGAAACCCCATTTGATGTTATAACATTCAAAAATTAATATTTAGTAGTATGGCGGTAAGTAAAAAGAACATAGAAGTAAAAGAAATAAGTGGTGTATCAAATGAAGACATTCTATTGGCACATAAAATTTTGAATGCATCAGGAGCAACGGATGAACACAAGGAGATTGCAAACAATATATATAAACAGATATTCAATGAGGATGTTGTGTATAGTTGTTGTAAGAACAGAGCATTCATTAAATTGGACCACTATGTTAGAAATGTATTAAAATTATTATAATGGCTAAAGAAACTAAAGTAAATGAATTGGAGTACGAAGAGAGAATGAATCGTGCGTTTGAACTAATGTTATATGAGAAAAAATCATATGATGAGTTTAAGACTCAGTTCGCAAAGGAAATGAACATAACGGTTAGGATGGCAGAGAACTATTGGAAGGACGTTAGGACCCGTTTAAAAGAACGATACGCACAGAACCAAGAGGAAATACTATCTGAACAATTAAATCGTCTGTATGACCTTTTAAATCGTTGTAGACTATCAGGTAACAGAAGGGTTGAATCAGAAGTTCTAAGGGACATAACAAAGATATTAGGAATGGATGCACCAAAGAAGATAGATTTAACTTCAGGTGGACAACCCATATCAATTAATATTAATATAACAGAGGACTAAAAAAATTTACTAATAACGTTAGTAATGTTTCGTTTTTGACTATGGAGATAGATATTAATCTTACAAAGAAACAATCCCAATGTTGGAAACTATTGATGGATGATAAAACAAATATCATTACATATGGTGGTTCAGCAGGTGGAGGTAAATCATTTCTTGGTTGTTTGTTTATAGCAACACTATGTTTAAAGTATAATGGTATTAGATGTTTAATTGGTAGAACAGTATTACAACAATTAAAGATGACCACATTAAATACTCTATTTGAGATTCTACAAAGAATGAATTTAAAATCAGGGGAACATTATACATACAATGGTCAGAGTAATATTATAACATTCTATAATGGTTCTGAGATTATATTAAAAGATTTAGCGTATCAACCAAGTGACCAGAATTGGGATAGTCTTGGTGGTATTGAGGTGTCAGCAATCTTTGTGGATGAAGCAAGTCAAATAAACTATCTATGTTATTCAATCCTTAAATCACGTATCCGTTTTAAATTGGATGAGTTTAAGTTAGTACCAAAGATGTTACTTACTTGTAACCCTGGTCAGAATTGGATTAAGAAAGAATTTTTCACACCATACGTTCAAGAGACATTGGATGCAAACAAAGCGTTTGTTCCTGCGTTAGCATTGGAAAACTCCTATCTACCTGACAGTTACATAGAAATGTTAAAGGAGTTACCTCCACAACAACGTAAAAGATTATTGGAAGGTGATTGGAATTATATGGATGAATCAGATAATCTATTTGACTTTGATTCAATATCCAACTCAACATTTAAGTTAGTACCAAATCCAACAGATAAGAAGTATATGTCCGTGGACGTAGCAAGGTTTGGAGCAGACAGGTCCGTAGTGGTGATTTGGGTGGGACTGGTGGTCACAGAAATATTTGTGTATAACAAACTATCAGCGGTACAATTAACGGACGAAATAAAGGAACTTATTGCAAAGTACGGAATCCATCCATCAAACATAATTGTGGATGCTGATGGAGTTGGTGGACCAGTGAGTGATATTTTGAGGGGAGTAAACTTTGTGAACAACTCAAGTGCATTACACAAACAGAACTTCATCAATCTTAAATCACAATGTTATGTAAAACTATCAGAACTATTTAAAGAAGGTAAGATAAGTTTAAACATAATGGACCCATCAACAGTAGATGAATTAACACAGGAACTATTAGCAGTGAAACTAAAAGACATAGATAAAGATAATAAAGTAGCAGTACAATCCAAGGATGAGATGAAAAAGATACTGGGTAAATCACCTGACATATCTGACGCACTCATGATGAGGATGTACTTTGAAGTTAAGAATTTAAAATCAACAGGAAGATATTCCATAGCATTTGTATAATATGAAAAAAGTAACAATAGAAATTAAAGGACAGGAGTATGAATTACCAAATTTCCTATCAATTGAAAATTACGTAAAGGTTTATAGTGTAAAAGACTTTTTGGGAGATAAGTTCTTTCAAGCTAAACTAATCAATCAGGTATTAGGTATTAAGATGGAATTGATATTAAATTCAAACCATACTCAAGTTAATTACATATCAGACCACATAACAAGTTTATTCCCTAACACAGACTATCCATTCTATGATAGGTTTGAATTAAATGGTGTTCAGTATGGATTTATTCCATCGTGGAAGAATATGTCCTTTGCTGAGTTTGTGGATTTGGATACTCTATTAAACAAAGAACCAAAAGATATTATAAATAACTTCCATATCATATGTGCAATAATGTACAGACCAATCATATCCCAAAAATCAGAACACGACTTTTTAATTGAGGAGTATGATAGTAATGTTATGGAAATACGAGCAGAACTATTTAAAAAGGAATTAGATGTTAAGTATATATTAGGTGGTCAATTTTTTTTTTCACGTTTCGTAAATCACTCTTTAAATCATATCCCACTATTTTCAACACTGAAGAAATTGAGTACTATGAAGAAAATGGGATTAGTATGGAAGATGAGGAAGATACTATGGAAAACTCTTTTGAACAAGCGTTCGGATGGTTTGCGATTATCAATAGACTATGTAATGATGACATTACGAAACATACAAGTGTCCTCAAAACCACCGTTATGGAAGCGCTTAACCAACTTCTTTACATCATGGAAAAAGAAAAAGAAGTAATTAGAAGACAAAAGTAAACTTTCACACATCACTAATAATAAATTTATATTTAATACAGATGGTTATATACAAACAAATTATTGAGGACCTTAAAGGTATCGCGTACCACAACCCACAGATTAATTCATTTGGTTTTGGTGACATTACTCAATTAACAATGGATATTGAGAATAAGGTGTCACCAGTATATCAGAAAATGTACGTGGTCCCTGGTAATGTTGTATTAAAAGAAAACGCCATCCAATATAATTTATCCGTAATTGTTATGGATTTAATTAATAGTGATTATTCCAATCAACAAGAGGTAATGTCAGATACAATAGAAACCATTAAAGATATATGGACTATTTTGTATCAATCATACACACAATACTATGGTGGATTTACATTAGACTACGAACCATTATGGTCACCAACCATTGAACCATTCCTTGAATCCTATGAGGATATTTTAGGTGGATGGACAATGTCATTGGTTATTGAAGAAGGGTTTGACTACAATAGTTGTGTCATTCCTGATACGGATGTATTTCCACAGGACGAATCTTTCTCAAGTTACTTCCAAATCATACAAGATTTTAAAAACTTTGCTACTCAACATAGACAAGTAAACTCATTTGGGTACGGAGACATAACACAACTAACAATGGATATTTCAACTAAGGTTGAACCAGTCTATCCAAAACTATATTTTGTTCCACAAACAACAAGATTTGACCAAAATCACATGCACATAACTTGGGATGTACTTATA